GGCCGTAGGTAAGACTACTTACGAGGGCGCGGCGGGCGTATTCGTTGATCGACGATCCAAGGCCGTCGACGTTCTTGCTGAAATTCAGCCAGTAGTCGTCGCCGTCGACGGTGATTGGGCGGCGCAGCACCATTCCAGCTGCGTTTTCAATTAGGCGGAGCGTGAATGGTGATAAAACGCTGCGGTAGATGCGGGCTGCGTAGGCGTCGTCATCCTCCCGAGGTTCTTGGGGTAGGTAACGGCCATGCAACTCCCTCATGAAGTCGGAGCCATTCGTCACAGCTGCCATCGTGTTCCAGTCCGGGGTCATGGCGTGGACTACGCCATCTCGGACGAAGGGTGTGTCGCTGGGACCGCTTGTGTAGTACGCGGCGTTGCCTACCCATCCGTCTGCTCTGACTGCGTTGTATGAGGGATAAACCATGCTAGTCTCTATACAACTGTCGAAACAAAGTGGTTAAGGCACTGCCTCACCCGAGTCTACTGCGAGAAAGACTGATGTATTCACCAAGTGAAGGTGTACTTAGGTGGCGAACTGCACCTAAGCAATCCAGCGTTCGTGATGGTGATGTTTTTGGCTCTGTAATGAGCTTGAAAGGGTCAGGAAGCACTCGTCAGTACAGGATGGGGAAGTTGGAAGGGGTTAATTACTACGCGCATCGACTGATTTGGCGGTACATGACTGGTGATGATCCTGGCGCGTTATTTGTTGACCACATCAATCGGGATGGGTTGGACAACCGATTTGAGAATTTGCGGTTGGTGACGCGATCGGAAAACCTTCAAAACCAGGAAGGTCATGCTCGCAGAGAATCAAAGTTCAAAGGCGTTTACAAGTCGAAGAGCCGGGGCAAGTGGAATGGTCGCTGGTGGGGGCAGGTAAGGCGTAACGGCATCCTCTTCAGCACTAAAGGCTCCTTTGAGACACAAGAAGAGGCTTATGAGGCACTTCAGGCGCTGATCACCACACTCGGAAGTCTGTCTGACCCGGCTTCCCGTGCTTAGCGAGATTGAATTTTTGGAGGCACAGATAGCCAAGAGCATCGAACATGTGGTCTACGCCAAGCTTTTTGTTGGGGAGACCGTTGTCGTCGTAAACGAGGGTGCGCATTGATTTGATCACTTCCCGGCAGCTTGGGTGGATCTTTAGGCGTCTGGTACCCTCGCCGTCTAGAACAGCTGTATTCACGCAGTTCACTTTGTCCCGGATTTTCCATGGGCTGCGTGGCGTTGATACCTTCAGCCCGGCTTTACGCAGAATTGCGTGGTCAGTCAAACCCACGCCTGCTGTCTTTCTGGCTGCACCAGTGGGATCAGGACAGACATCAATGCGCCGCTCCAAGCCGAAATGGTGAATCAGCTCATCGGCCATATCCCAGGTCGTTGCGTTAACCATCAATATCTCTTTGAAAATGTGAAGCTCGTCTCCTACGCGAACTCCACAAACAGCAGACATATTTTCAATATTGAAATCCAATCCTACCCACAAAGGTAGTTGTTTAATATCTTCTATTTCCTTAGATATGTTGTCTTCGGAAAAGTTAATTGCAACAAGACCGGATAGATTTTCAAAGGACGCCTCAAACTCTTGGCGGAAGGTACGGGGATCTAGCTGGGCTCGTGCTGCTTCTACCTCTTCGGGAGGGACGTTGCCGCCTTGGATCGTCGTGTAAGACCAGCGCCTCCAATCGTTGTCCTCCTCGCCCGCAAACATGTAAAGCTCGTAGAACCACGAGGCGGTGCCTTCGGGGGTGGAAATAAACAGCGCCCAGCCTTGTTTGTCTGCGAGGGCGGGGCGGAGGACTTCGAACCAGACGGCTGAGTCCATGAAGGCGGCTTCGTCGAGGACGACGCCTGAGAGGGAGCGGCCTCGGAGGGCCATTGCGTTTTCTGTGCCCTTTAGTTCGATTAACGAGCCGTTGATTAGTTCCAGCTTGAGGTCAGATTCGTTTTTGCTGCGGAGCCATTGTTTGGGGACGAGGGATTTGAGTGTTTTCCAGGCGATGTCCTTCGCCATTCGATAGGTCGGGGCGCAGTAAAAGAAGGTTTCGCCAGGGCGGTCGATCGCTCCACGCAAAAGTTCGATGCATGAGAGGTAGGACTTGCCGAAACGGCGGCCTGCAACGAGGACTCGGAAGCGGTCGGTGCTGCTGAAGACTTGGCCTTGCGCGTGGCGAAGCGTTAGTTCGTCCGTTCCAGCTGCTGCAACCATGCTTATTAGATCAATGCCAGTAATACTAACGGGACTAGCACAATAAGCAAAAACATCACTATTAGGCAGTTGCTCTCGCGCTCCAGGTCAGCGTCGGTTTTGCCGTAGTCGTACCAGCGGGGGTGACGGTAGCTCATTGGTTTTCCAGGCAGTAGGTGAGTTGGGGGGTTGTGTTCGGTGGGCAGATGGAAGTGGTGCGGGGGAGGGCGCGGCGGGTGGTGCGGGCGTGGGGTGCGCAGTATCCGCTAATTGGGTAGTAGCCGATGGGGCAGAGGCTGGACGTTCGAGGTAGTGGGCTGGTTGCAATGACGAGAGCAAATAACATACTGAGGGCTAGCACAGTAGAACTATAAGGTATGTGGGATTTTTGGACAAGTCGTTTGCGTTCCAGGCAGATTCAACCCCTGCCCCCTTGTGCTAGGGTGGAGCTTGATTTGCCCTGTATCTGTAGGTTCCCTGCCCCTTGTTGAGAATAATAATCAATTACAATAGTACCCCTAGTAGTACACCTGTTCTATGTATAAAATGTTCACAAGCTAGCAGACTATTGAGAATGATATTCAATTACAATAGAACTGTGACAATCATAAAGTAGCACAATGTATCAAATGATGCTTGACTTCTACTAGCGTATGAATTATATTAAAACAGTGGAGGGAGGTTAGTGACACTAACTGATCTCTACGAACCTAGACAATTTATCACCTATTCTATCATGCTGACTTCACAAAAGCAGACTGAGACTGAGCTTCGCTATGTTGTGAAACTTGAGCTTAGTTTGCATGAGAAAATGTTAGTTTTGGCAGCTCTCAGAAACTATTCTGACGACCGCTTAAAAGCTGCTGATTTGTTCACTGACGAGACCATGGCTGCCGGTTATTTTGCCGACGCAGGTAGGGCTCAATTAATAGGACAAAAAGTAAGCCAAGCTATCACAAAATGACGCTAATCGTCGTTCTGGCCGGTCTTTTAATGACCGGCTTTTCTCTCGTCAATTTTATTCAATTTTTCTCTAAAAATGACGCAACGTAAAATCGTTCTAGAAGAGTCTAGAAACGGAGCGCAAATTGCCGTAGGCCGTTATACAAAACACGGCCTATGGTCAGTGCAAAACTACAAACGCGGCACAAAATCAGATGTTTTCACAATGATGGCCAAATTTAATCGCCATTTTGTAGAAACAGAGCAAACTTGCGAAACGATCCACCTAGAAGTGGATCGGCTCTCAAGTCAGCGCAGTTTGTGCAATTGTGAACACTTTAATTAAACTAAGGCCGCCGATTAGGCGGCTTTTTTATTCACTTATTCTTTTCTAAAAATGTCTAAGCTTAACGCGCACAAGGCTTTTATAGCGCTTTCTGAGAATCAGCGGTATCAATACTGTTCTCTGCAGAACAGAATTGACCGCCAAAAGTTGCTTTATGCGGAAAACCGAGTCTATGGACCAGAATTTAATATCTGGGCATTGTTGACCGCTAAAATGTAAAATATGGCCGCCTATTAGGCGGCTTTTTTATTCACTTGCTTTTTTAATTATGCTTAAGGTTCTACCGTTCCAGGTTTGTTCTCTCTGTTGTGAGGGTATTAAACACGACTGGAGTAGGCATCAAAGCGAAGAAAAAGCGTTCCGGGAGATGGAACGCCTGGCGGAAAAATATCCCCACGCAGCCTTCGACGTGGAGATTCTAGATTAAAAAGGGGGCCTGATAGGCCCCCTTTTTTGTTAGTTACTCGGCCGGTTTTTCGACCTTAATCGTAAGGTTTGGCGCTTCTAAAGCCAGTGTTTCCGGGGCCGCTTCGCCAATCACGGCGCCCATGTCTTTTAGGGCGATCGTAGCCGTTTGCAGTTGGCCCTTTTGGATCGCTTTACGCACCACGGCAAGCCGTAAACCTTGGATCTGGTTCAATAATTCCTCCCTTGTGGCGATTTGTTCCTCCCGGAGCAGCTTCATGGCCCGCGTGTAGTCCTCGTCTGCCGTTCGTTGAGAGGTATTGAAGCGCTCTACTAAGCGCGCAGTGATCTGCCTCCTAGTGCCGCCTTCGAGGATGTAGGAATAACATGCGTTAACGCGCTTTTCTACAACTGCCTGGGGAGTTCCCCCGCCACGCCAGCGTTTTTCCTCGTCATTGCCGATAGTTTTAACGCTCGAATCACGAGGCAAACCGGCATCTTTTCCGCGCAGTTCCGGCAATTGTCTGCTCTCGCGTTTTCTGCTCCGATAATACGCAAAAACGGGACGAGTGTTAACCCGTCCCGCTTATCGGCGCTAGTTGCGGAGCCAATGGCTCGCTAGAGCCATTGGTGACGCAACGCGTAACCGCCATTGCTATCAGACTCCCCGTTGCGTGTGCCGAACCTCGCTTCGCTCGGTTCAAAGCCACTGGTGCTTCAGCGCATAACCTCCACAAGTGTCTGGTTTTCCGTTGCGAACGGAGTGAGCAACTGGCGTTCCAGCAGGCCACAGGCTGAGCCCTAGCAAATAGACCACCTGGAACCCCATATCCATACCACCGCCACCGATCTTGAGCGAGTGGCGGCGCGTGCAATATTTCAAATCAGCAGCTTTGCAAACGAGTCTTGTGATGTTTCTGATCTGACCACCGTCAACGGTGAACACATCCATCCAACGCTGATCACCCATACGGTTGACGTGGCGCAAATCGGTGTAAACAGTCGTCCCAGGCTTAAGGATCTCCAGCAAATAGGTCTGAGCTTCTTTGGTCTCGGTCTTTGTGAACTGTGCCACGGTTTGTAGAATTGATTACTTGATCACAATACAGACAAACCGCCAATTCCGCAACCCACTAGCCAAAACAGATCCGATACTCTATTGTAATGGGGTAACACTGCACGCTCGGAATGAGCACTCAATCCAAGTCTCTCCGCTTCGCTGATCAGTTAGCGAACCAGCCCTTCATGGCCTGGCGGTTATCCGCTGTTTGCCGTCACATCAGACGGAGCAGCACTGTGCTGCAACTGCTGCAAAACAGAGCGCGAATCCATCGGCACCACAACCGGCACCGACGGATGGAACGTAACTGGCATCGCTCCAAACTGGGAGGATCCCGAGCTGTTTTGTGATCACTGCGGCAACCGCATCGAATCCGCGTATGCGAATTGCGAGCGGAGCGAGCAATGAGCGCTGAACATTATTTGGAAGCACTGCTCTGGTCTTCCACTGTCACAGTTCCCGGCTCAGACCAGGAAACACCAGCTGATAAGTGGCAAGCCAGCGAAGAACTCGCCCGTAAAGCAGAGAAGGAATTCTCAGAATTCCTGAGCGCTTTACCGGACGAATTCGATCCAGACGAAGCCTACGTGGGAGCAAGCAGATGCGAAGCATCTGCGCAGCTCGCACATGATTTTGCGCTGACCAGGAACCACCATGGCGCTGGTTTCTGGGATGGCGGCTGGGCCGAACCGTGGGGAAAAATCCTCACTGATCTCGCGCACCAGTGGCCAGAAACTGAGCTTTATCTGTCAGACGATTGCTTGATTGAACAGCTCTGATCACACCGTGGGACGAGCGCAGCGAGTCCCACTTTTCCCGTTCGTCCCATTTTTCCCATTTCTCCCATGGCGTCCCAGCAAGAAATAGAAGCCAGAGATTCAGTGATCCGTGGCTGGCTTGAGTCAGGAATGCCAACGCGCACCGTGGCCACCATGACAAGCGCAAGATTCTGTGTCAGCCGCACCACCGCATACAGAGAGATTCAAAAAATCTCTCAGCAGATCGATCTCTGCGAAGACGCTCCAGCAGAGCATGAGACCGAGTTCGACCAGCAGGCATTACTTGCATCGCTGCAATATCAATTCGATGTTTCAGCAGCTGTCGGCGACACAAAATCAGCGTGCCAGCTAGTCAAAGCCATGGACACCATCCGCAAATGGTCTGGCCGCTCCATGCAATCAACAGAACCAACTAATCACCCTTTCTCATGAGCTCACAGCCCTAGCTCACTGACTCGTTCCACTCGTCAGTTCGCAGGAGGAAGCTCCGAAGGAGCTGACGACTGCAGGCTGGCGAAGTAACGACTGCAGCGTTCGAGGAAGCGCTGCTCTGC